AAATGACGGAATGGGACTCCACTCACTCTAATATCAATCTTAAAACATTTGATATAGTTATGACACCATCATTTGGTGCTAGCATACCAATCAAGTCTCGTTTCTCTTCTAAACAAAAAAGACGAAAGGAAAAAATTCAAAACATATTTAAAATAAAAAAACCACTCATTTGAGTGGTTTTTCTTTTATCATTAATATTATAATTGAGATTCAACTTCAGAATAAACTGTTTCTAACATTTTAAGTGAAACTTGATAAGGATCACAGTTAGAAGCTGGTCTTCTATCCTCAAAATATCCTTTACCTTCAATAATAGCTTGTGCAGGTATTCTAATTGAAGTATCTCTTGTACTATACCCAAATGAGAAGTCATGAATACTTGATGTTTCGTGTTCTCCAGTCATTCTTTGGTCATTACCAAGTCCATAAACAGAGATATGGTCATTATGTCTTTCTTTTAACTTTTCCATAGTTTCTTCGATAAGTTTAAGACCACCTTCTTCTCTCATTTCTTTAGTTGAGAAGTTAGCGTGACAACCAGAACCATTCCAATCTCCTTTTAATGGTTTAGGGTGTAAAGAAACATTAACATTATATTTCTCAGCAACTCTTTGTAATAAATATCTAGAAACCCATAATTGGTCAGAACCATTTAATGATTTAACAGGACCAATTTGATATTCCCATTGACCCAACATTACTTCAGCATTGATACCAGATATATCTAATCCAATTTCAATACACATATTCATGTGTTCTTCAACAATATCTCTACCAGTAACAGTGTCTGCTCCAATACCACAATAGTAATCTCCTTGAGGTCTTGGTGATAAACCATTTTGTTCAAATATTTCAGGTGTAAAACCTAAAGGAATTCCAATTCCATCTCCAAATGGTCTTAATGGCTTATGTGTTAAAGTATATTCTTGTTCCCATCCAAACCAAGGTAGTTCAGATTTATCCATATCTTCAGTAATTGATAATTCATTTACTTTTTGTAAAAGTGCTCTTCTATGATTACTTTCGTGTACAGAACTATCTGGATTAAGAACTTCACAAAAAACTAATCTATCATTTTCACCTCTAAAAGGATCTCTTGATACAAAAACAGGTTTCAATAAACAATCTGTATTTTTTCCTCTTCCGGATTTAGCTTGTTTAGTTGAGCTACCATCAAAAGACCATACTGGATAATCTTCTGGTGACATACTGTCCACATTTTGAATTTTTGTTTTACTTCTTAGTTGTTGAGGTTGTGACCCATCTAGCCAAATATACTCTAATTTCATCATAATAGTTTTTTTTTATTTTATATCATTTATCAAACTTTGTTTATTATCAATAATATATTTAGTAAATTTTTTAATATGAATAAGGCAATTTTACAAATTTGGGAAGAATCAAGTATCGATAATAACATTTTACCGGTTGGTGGAACATTACATATAGATATTAAAGAAAGAAATGAGTATGTTAATAAAATGTACGAAGGAAGAGACTTAAATCAAATTCCAAATAACTATGAGAGAATATCCGGAAGTGAAACAGAAGTATTAATTAATGATTCAATCTTTAATATTCTTTTAGAAAGAAAGACTGTTATATTAGAAGAATATGAACTAAATAACTTAGTGAATATGAGTGAAATTATGATTGATAATGATTGATATTATTATATACACATTTTCTTTACTATTCATATGGAGTAATGTCTACTACGTCATCAATTATAATAGATTAGACAAAAGATTTGCTGAAAGAGATAGAAATTCAAAAGTTGATTTAATTTACTATGTAACAAAAGTTCTTTTTTGGATATGGTTAGTAGTTGGTTTATTCACCCCGATAAAGTATATTTTTATGATAATGATGGGAATAGGTTTGATAAGAATTCCAATGTATCATATAAGTAAAAATCTAACTTCAGTTTGGTTTAGATTAACACCTGTTTTTTATACTATATTAATGATACAAATTTTAATTGAGATATTTAAACATTAAATTTGTTTAAGTGTTGTTCTGTTATTATTATGAATTCATATCCTTTTTTATTACACCAATTAATCATAGTTTCCCATTTGTTTTTGTTTTTATAAGCCATTTTTAGGTCATACTCGAAACTTTTTAGTTTTTTAGCACCCTTTTCAGGAACACTTAACTTACCTTCATTAAGAGCGATAACCATATTATATTCTTTCATTGGTTTAACTTCAACAACTATTTGTTTTAGAGTACCATCACTTAATCTCATCTCATAATAAAAATCAGGATAATAACAATGTTCTTTGATTTTAGAATCACCATTATTGAAATGTGTCATTTGATAAGGTATTTTTAAACACTCAGCTCCCCACTTTGTTATAGCTGGATTATAATCTAACCAGTGCATTATTTTCTTTTCCCACGAACTTCTAAAATAAACTCCACCTTGTGTATTTAATTTTATAACCTTATCTTTGTTATTAGGAACATAATTTCCCTGGTTATAGTTTTTATTGTTAGGTTTAGAATTTAACATAACTTTTTTATTTTTATATATAAATAAAAGTTGAATCTATGGGAGAATTAGTTGAGAGAGTTAAATTAAATCTGTTAGTATATGGTGATGGACTTGTCGAAAACTTCCGAAATAACTCATTATACTTTTATGATAAATATCAAAAATCTGATAATGAGGTAAAAAATGTAAAGGTGTCGGATGTTTATCCTGGTGGTTTTTATTTCTTTCATTATAAAGACGACTCAAATTGGATGAAATGGTCTCCAGTATTTATCGCTGGTTATAAAAAGTTTTCTAACCAAATAGTTTTTTTCGCGGTTAACTTCAACTTTATACCACTAGAAGTAAGAGCAATGATATTTGACAAGTTTATAACTGAAGAAGATTTTACAAAAGATAAGTTTTTAAAAGTATCATATGAAGGAATGTATGAAGAATTAAAAAGATTAGGATTTGAATATGCACTAATGGAATTTAACTCAATTCAAATAGTAGCGGTTCATAAAATTAAATTAGATATGATTCCTAGATTTATATATTCACAACACCCAAAGAATGTATATGACCCTAAAAAGTTAATACAAATATGGGAAGCTAAAATAGAAACTAAAGATCAAAGACATAAAGAAATAATGATGTCTTCAATAGATGAATTTTATGATATAAATAAAGAAATATCAGAAAAGTATAGTGTTCTTAACGACCACGTTAAAAGAATACAGAAAAGTTATAAAAAATATGGTAAATAATAAATAATATATACACTATGAAAAATATGAAAAAATTTAACGAGTCTTGGTTTTCTAAAAAAAGTAACCCTGAAGAAATAACAGATATAACTCCAAGAGGAGTTTCAAGAACTTCTATGCCAGCAGAAAGAAATACATCATCTGGATTATCAGAGGAAGAATTAGAAGAGTTAAAAAGAAATAGTTCATCATCTAAGGTTGAAACTAAAGTTGATACTTATTTTATGCAAGAAATATCAGATAGACTTTTTGGCCCAGATTCTGAAGGTTATATACAAGCTATAAAAGAATTGAATCTAAAGTTCAGACCAAGAGAAGGAAGAACAGCTAATCAATTCTATGATCCATCTATATCAGATGAAAGAAGACATAAAGAAGATGAAATAAATAGAAATATATTAAAAGACGAGTAATCGTCTTTTTTATTTTACCCAAAAAAGGAATATGTGAAAATTAATATATATTCTAAAATTTTATAATTCCTAAATGGCGTATAATGATGCAGGAAATTCAGCAAATTTCACTAATATAAATTCAGCAATAGAGAATAAAGGGTTATTTAGCCGTATTCTAAGAAATCTATCTAACTACGGAATGAACTATGATGATATGATCATCAGAAATCAAGTAGGTATTGGTATTAATGAGGATCCATACGCAGCAAGAGGAAATTCAATGTATGATTTCTTCTCACAAAGAGCAGTAGCCTCAGTATTAAATAGAAAATCAATTCCTTACTTAGATAAAGCTTATGCTGATAAAAGAAGAATCCTAAGAGAGTATTCTATCAAAGATGAGATTAGAGACTTCGTATCAACAATAACAGATGAGACAATCGTTTATAACGATGAGAAAGACTTCTGTTCACCAAGAGCTTTATCAAATGACTACTCACAAGAGATTAAAGATAAATATCAAGAATATTTCGAGAAAATATATAATAAATTTGGATTCTCTGATAACATCACTGCATGGTCAATGATGAGAGACTTTATGATTGATGGATATTTAGCAATTGAGATTATATATGATGATAAAAAGAAAAATATCATCGGATTCAATAGACTAAGACCTGAGACTTTAGTTCCTGCTTATGAACCAAATATTGGTCACTTATGGATTCAGTTTCCAGAAGATCCACAATTAAGAAGAATATTCTTAGACTCTCAAATAATTTACATTTCATATTCAACACAAAATGATTATTCAGAAACATCTTATGTTGAAGGTTTAATTAAACCATATAATCAGTTAAAAATTCTTGAACAAACAAGAATTATGTTTAACATTATTAACGCAACTGTTTACCAAAAGTTTACTATTCCGATTAAAGGTTTATCAAGACAAAGAGCTGAAGAACAAATTGGTCAATTAATACATGATTATTCAGAAGAAGTAGAATGGGATGAATCTTTAGGTACTTTACAAATTAACGGAGCTAAACACTTACCTTATAACAAACAAATTTGGTTTCCTGAGGGAGATGCTGGTACACCAAATATGGAATTAGTATCACCACAAGGACATGACTTAAATGATGAAACTATGTTATCTTGGTTTTACAAAGCACTTAAAAGAGCTTCAAAAATTCCAATGTCAAGATTTGAAGGTGAAAATGGTGGTGGTAATTTAATTACAGATGCTGCTGAGATGACAAGAGATGAGATTAAGTTTCACAACTTCATTAGTCGTTTAAGAGCTAACTTCAAAGAAATAATTGTTAAACCTATAAGATTACAGATGTTAATTGAGTTTCCTGAGTTAAAGGATGACGAAGTAATGTTAAATCAAATGGATATTCAATTCTATACTAACCAAGTATTTGAAGAATGGAAAAAGATAAACAATCTAGCTAAAAAATCCGAAATCGTTGGAACTTTACTTGGAGTAATGAATGGTGAGAAACCTTACTTCCACATAGAATGGATTATGGATAATGTATTTAAGTTAACACCAGAAGAAAAAGCAGAAAATCAAAAGTATTGGGCGAAAGATCCATCTACACTTGGAGCAGCACCAGAAGGAGGAGCACCTGCTGAAGGTGGAGCACCGGTTGAAGGTGGTGGAGAAGCACCTGCTGAAGGTGGAGAAGCACCAGCACAAGGAGGAGCACAAGCAGCACCAGAAGAACCACCTGCTGAAGGTGGTGGAGAAGCTCCAGCTGAAGGTGGTGGAGAATTTGAATTTTGATAAATTATTATAAAAATAAAAACCTCAGAGAAATCTGAGGTTTTTTTATTTGAGTATTTTATTTAACTTATACTCTCTTTTATCTTCCAATTCTAATGGTTCGGCTATTAACTCACCATCCGATATTTTAATTTGCCATTTATTACCAGTCTTTTCATCCAATAAGACTAACTTACTAATAACTGTACAACCATCGACATCAACATTAATTGCAGTTGAGTTTGATGAACTACTTGAATTCACACTGAATAAATTACCTAAACCACTTGTTGCCATTTATATTAATTGAAATCTTTTTTTACCATCTTCTGATGTTGAGTTCCAGATATCTAAAGGTCTAACATAAATAGAACCAAAGTTAATAGATTTATAAACTACTAACTTTTCACCTGTTTCTGTATGAGTAGCTAAAGTGATTACTTCATAAGTACCACCTTTATAATGTTTATATCTCTGTCTCGGTAGCGGATAATCCATCTTGTATGTTTAATTTTTTTCCAGTAACTGGGTCATAATTTAATATTAACAACTCAACTCCTTTAGTTTGTTCTTTCTTTACGTCAGAGTTATTACCACCTTGAGCAGAACTTCTAAATACTTCTTTCTCAGTCCAAATATATTGGTCTCTTGGTAACAATTCCTCTAATAAAGGAAAATAATAATAAGATAATGACCAACGAGATTTAGATTTCTTAATCAACTCTAATAATCTTCTATGAGAAGCTGGTCCAAATACACCATCAGTGTCAGAACCATACCAGAATAATCTCTTAGCGTCATCTTCACCTTTAGCCTCATTAAAACGAGCATATGGTGGGTCTAAATAGATGTAAGTATCATCTGCGTCATATTTAGTAATAAGTTCTTCAAAATCAATATTAGTAAACTCTTTAATTGATTTTAACTTATTTGTATATTTGTTCTTTTTCAACTTATCAATAAGAACTTCTAATTTCAAACGGTCTTTATCTTTCTTATAACCATTAAAACCAGCACCACGAGGGTAAACTGAATTGTGAGCTGATGTAATCAAGAAAGCATAAATTGCAGCTTTTCCAAAGTTACCAATCTCAAAGTCCATATTATCAAGAAATTCATTCTTTTGATATTTCTTATAAATTCCTTTATAGAAGTCCCATTTTTTCAGTGGATCTGTCTCATCAGTTTTTAATAAAGTTTCTTTTAATCTTTCTAAGTATTTAACAAAGGTTTCAGGTTCTGAACAACACTTATATAAGTTCACCTGGTGACGATTTTTATCATTGTAAACAACTGTATCGAATTTAAGAGAATCGTCGTCCATATACGTTCCCATAGAGCCTGAGAAAGGTTCTAAATATGTTTTGATTCCAGTCTTAGGAATCTTTGAGTTTATAAACTCAATAAAAATATTAGAGGACTTGCCTCCAAAATATGAAATTACCGACATTTAATTGTTTTTATTTTTAATAATATCTTCTAATGATGGTCTTGTCTTTTGTTTTAAATTTAGTCGAATATCCATAAGAATTTTTCCTAAATTGTTTTCCCCATCTTTACATTTATTACAGGTACACACTCCCCAAAAATTGTCGTGCCACCAGTTCCCTTCAATTAATTCCATATCACCAGTACTTAATAACATTTCGGCTAGTTTTGAGTCCTTAAACTTTTCAGTAACTCCCCATTTCATAAATTCTAATTTCTTAGAATCCCAATCTTTTCTGATTTTAAGTTTACTACCTATTTTCTTAACGTCTCCAGGACTTTTGATTATAGCAATCAGTTCTCTGAAGTCAGCGGCGGTATAATAACTACCATTTAGAAACTGCATTTCAGTAACTTTCATAGCAACATAGTAGTGTTCAACAGATGGGTATGTTATACCCTTATGTTCTATCCGACAAGGATAGAAATTAGATAAAAATCCATATTTTCCTTCAAACTTATTAACCATATCATTTATATGATAAATAAGTATTTTGTTTAAATCTTTTCTTTTGGAAATTTTATCGGATAATCAACATAAACGTCTCCTTTACTTATTCTATCTAATTTAGAATTTAAAAGCTTCTTTTTTAGAGGAGAAACTCTATCAATCCACATGTGACCTTCTAAATGGTCATACTCATGTTGTAAAATTCTACATTTTATTCCGGAAAACTCTTTTTCATGAAAATTCCAATCTTTATCGAAATAACTCATAATAATTTTAGAAGGTCTTTTAACTTCTTCGGAAATTCTCGGAAGTGAAAGACAAGCCTCTCTAAATGAGAACTCTTTATCAAATTCCTCTTCAATAATAGGATTTATAAAAACTTCTCTAAAATCATCTAAACCATCATCTGGAAAATATTCAACCATTGATTTCGGATCAACTACAATTACTCTTATATTTTTACCAATTTGAGAAGCGGCTAAACCAATTCCTTTAGCATTATCCATTGTTTCAAACATATCTTGGATTAGCTGGTCCAATCCAAGATAATCTTTATCTATTTCTTCAGATTCTCTTCTAAGTACTGAACTTCCATAAGCATATATTGGTAAAATCATAAAGATTATATCATAATTCTAATAAAAGTTAGAAAAATTACTTATTTCTATCACTTTTGATATCATTAAGAGCATCAATAGTTAATTCCAACTCATATTTATTTTCAGAAGTCAACTCTTTCGCTCGGTTCTTTAGATACATTTCCCAAGAAATAAGATGGAAAACCAAAGTAATCATATAAGAAATTAAGTTGTTGTTGATAAAGAATGGAACTAATAGAAAAGCACCCATACTAAAAATCCAAAAGAATGTATTTGATGTGAAAAAAAGTAAAAACTTGTGCAAATTAATATAAACAGACAATTTGAAATCAGAGTAGTTCTTTGTCGTTTTAGATTCTAATTCTTTAATCTTGTAATAATTCATAGTGGTTGTTTTTAATTATTTATTTATATCTACAAATATAATAAACTTTTTTTAATTTGCCAAAAAAATTAAAAAAAATTAGTTTTTACATTTAATATATATAAAAATGTGAAGTATATCTCTTTTTAGTTTACTAAAAATGAATTTTTACATTTAATATATATAATTATAAAAAAATAAAATAAAAATATGAAGTATATCTCTACATACGAAAATTTTAACTATCAACCAACTAATGAAGAGTTCGTTGGCCTACTTAGTGCAAAAACCAGAAATGAGAAAATCAAACAAGGTTTTGAAAACGCATCAAAACTAATTGAAGGTGACAAATCTTTACAGGATAAAATAATGGCGGCTTACAACAGTCTACAAGAAAAACCATCTGTAGATGAAATGAAAGATGCTGTTGATATAGTTAGTGGTAGTGATGAAGCTCAAGTTCAAAGTTTAGAAAAAGAATTAAAAGCAGATCCTGTTACAAGTGGTGAGGCACAAAATGAATCAACTGAGGAACCAAAAACATTTATTCAAAAAGCTTTAGCGATTGTAGGTAAAATCTGGAAATTTGGAGTTAATCTAATCCATTTTATGGGAGCTTTAGCAATGATTATTTTACCATTCACTGCAAAATTAGGAGCAACGGTAATTACGTCAGGTGAAGCTACTGGAAATACATCACTTACTTGGTATGGTGGATTATTATTAGTAGGTGGTATTCTTGCTATGATGGCTTTCATTTGGAGAAAAGTATCTGCTTCAGTAGATAAAAAGTAATAACAAACAATTTTTAAAATATTAAGAAGGAGAGACATTGTTTCTCCTTTTTTTATACAAAAAAAAATCTCACTTTTTAGTGAGATTTTTTTCTTGTGGAGATGACCAGGTATTGCACCCGGTGTCTTTTTCAGTTGTTAATAATTATTCGTTTACAGGCTTAGTAAATTTTTATAAACTTACAAACTTTTTACTTTTTTTGAGAAACTCTAATAAGTAACAAAAAACCATTTCACTCTTTTAGTCTTGTGTGAAACAAGTTGGAGAATTTTTGATAATGAACTGTTGTTAGACAGCCATTAGATCTTCTACCAAGATCATGTTGTTTTGTAGAGCAGCTACTAAATCTTCACTGGTTCCTACTTCATTTGTTTTGCCATTTACGACTTTACCATCTAATTTATTAATCGGAACAGTTGACAACCCGATACCTGCATAATCACCACCACTCTGCAAATCAATTCTGAAACATCCCCAAGTGTGTGTGTTATATTCTACAAATATATATATAATATTCCAAATATCAAAAAAGTTTATTTAAAAAGGAGCATAATCATTATTTAATCCTTCACCATAGTAGAAATTAAATGTTAATAAAGGTCTACCATCTTTGGTTTCCCACATTTCAAATTCAGAATCATATTGTGCTAATATATCTATTTTAAGCTTCTTAGCAATTTCAAATACCTTTATAACATTTTTCATAGACTCTCTTTTTCTCAAAACGCAAGAAATTGATATATCTAACTTTTTATTTTCTATTTGTACATCCTCAATTCCAGAGTTTTTGAACATACTTCTTAATAAATAGTTAAGATGTTGTATATCATTTGAACTTATACCATCTTCATCATAATCATCATACCCATCATCTTCTTTTTTTGGTTTATTAGGTCTTCCAAAATTATCATCGTCATCATCTTGATCATAAAAACCATAGTCGTCATCATCATTATCATCTTCATCATCATAATCATCAGCATCCCATCTACCTTCAAATTTTGATTTTTCGAATTTTCCTAATATATCATTTAAATGACTATGCTCATCACTACGAAGATTGTCTTTTTCAAGAAAAATATTATACTTTTTTATTTTCATATTATTTTAGTTCTATTTTGATGTATGTTTCTGAGAATGTAACTTCAGGTTCTACTTTGTGTTTTGATAATACTGTATAAACGTCAGTTAAAGAATCATAGATTGCATCAATATCTGTTTCATCTAAATCAACTCTAACATAAACTCTACCCTCAAATCCAATTGTTTTAACTTCTAAAGCAAATGCGCTCTTTTTAAGTTCTGTAATTAAATTTTTATGTTTTCTCATTATTTCATCGTTTACTCCAACTTTTCTAACTGTAGGTAAAGAAGACCAATTAACTTTAATAGAAGCTTCAGCTACTTTCTTTAAGAAAGTCATATTTTGAAACTCTCTACCAGTATGTTCGTTCATATAACCAACAGATATATTAGTACATTCTGGAATATCATCTATAAATGAAGCTGAATCGGTATATATACCAGTTGGATCCAATGATAAATTAAGTCCATTAGCATTATATTCGTTACATAAAGCTGTTCCAAATTCATTAGAACAACATTGTCTATACATTTGTTGAGTAATAACAGATCCAGTACTTCTTCTATCAAAAGAAACACATCTTTTAATGTTTCTCAAGTACTCAAATCTCTCATAATCAGCAGATACTCTATTAGAACCAATTCCACCTCTTTCTTCACCTATAAAAAAGTAATATAATCCAGGTATATTATGGTCCATCATATACAACATTATAGCAACACCTGACTTATCATCAGCTCCTAATATAGTAGAACCATCAGTGTATATTATTTCATCACCACCTTCAGTCTTAGAATACAAATTTGTAGTTTTTTGTTCTCTGTCAGCAGTATCTAAGTGTGATGTAAACATTGTAGAAGGTTTAGAGTCTCCTATTATTTTATAGTAATTACCCAATCCATCCTCTTCTAATTCAGGAAGGAATTGTAATACCTCTTTTTCATGTCTACAATCTGTAAAGTGAGGATATGTTTTTGTAACCAATGATAGAAATGTACTTCTAACATCTTTTGGATTATAAGAGAATGGTTTAACTTCAATTTTCTTACCACCGACAGAGGTAGCATTTTGTCCATTTTTAACTTTTGTAAATATATTTGAAAACTCAGATATTTCTTTATCATTTAATATTCCTGGAAAATAGTATCTTATGAATTTACCTATTTTCATATCGGTTTTCTTACCACCAATAGAAACATTAAAACAATAATCTAATTTTGATACATCTACATCGTCAATTTTAAGACCATTATGGTATTTTGAATCCGATTCTCCTAACCAAAGTAACTCAAACGCCACATAATTATTATCATCTTCTAACTTTTTAAGTAGTTTCTCTAGTCTTTCTGA